AAATAAAATTCCTCATTTTTTTATTTTTGAATGTTTTGTAAATATTTTTTGGACAATTTGTAAATATTTTATGAACAAATTGTAAACAAACACATGTTCCCTATGTTCAGAGTGTCATTTTCTGAAAATTTATCCTACACACTCAAAAAATACAATGTATATATATGTCAATATTTTTCTATCTTATTTATATTATTTTTATATATTATTACTTTTTAATGTAGCATTTTAATATAAAATAAAAAAGTATATATAAAAAAATAAAATTATATGAAAAGTTTATAAAAAACGGTTAAAATGTTGCATCCATACATTTTGGAAATTTTGAAGCCCCTCAAAAAAATATACTTGACTTTTGTGGAAAACGACTGTAATATTAAACTAACTGTGAGGGCATAAAGAACCTTGCCCTTGTGGATATACGAATGGCGAAGAACCGACCACCGAAGAAAAGGAGTATATATCATGGCACTTAGCAGACGATATCTTAAAGGCATGGGCTTAACCGAAGAACAGGTAAGCGCAATTATTGAAGCTAATGAGGAAACTATTACAGGGCTTACAGACAAGATTGAAAAACTTCAATCAGCAAATAAAGACGCTGAAAGAAAGTTCAATAACTTGCAATCTGAGTATGACTCCCTGAAAGAATCAACCGACACGTCAAAAACACCATACAAGAAAAAGTATGAGGAAGAGCTTGTGGCAAAGGAACAACTCCAGCACGACTTTGATTCATACAAAGCAAGTGTGGAAGAGGAAAAGGCTATTGCAAAGAAAAGTGATGCCTATAGAAAACTGCTGAAAGATGCAGGAATAAATGACAAGCGAATTGATTCTGTGCTCAAAGTGTCACCGTTTAAGGATGTAGAGTTTGAAGAGGATGGAACCGTAAAAGACAAAGATAAGCTGATTGAATCTATCAAAAATGATTGGAGCGACTTTATTATGACCAAGGAAGTGCAGGGCGCAACTGTTGCACACCCTATTGTCAATAAACAAAGTGAAAAGAAAGTCAGCAGGGCAGCAGAGCTTGCCGCTAAATATCATGCTAATCTTTACGGTGAACCGAAGAAAGGAGAGTAACCATGGCTTTTATTGGTGAAAAGAATGAAGGTAAGATATATCAGCCTGGATATTTTCTTGCACATGATGATTGTGTAAGAGAGACCAGACAGATAGCACAGGCAGGTGCAACAACCACTGACAGTGGTGCTAAGTATGTGAAGATGGGTACTGTTTATCCTGCTAATGATGCCACGGCTATCGGTATCGTTTATGAGGATGTAGATGTTACTGTGGGAGATATGCCCGGTTCAGTAGTTACAAAGGGTGTTGTTTATGAGGATAGGCTTCCTGTTGCGCTTGATGCGACCGCAAAGACAGCACTTGAAGGAAAGGGCTTTACATTTAAGACAAGCCCCACAATCACAAGACCTGATTGGAATAACGATTGATTGAAAGGAGATAGAGAAAATGGCTAGATGGGAAGATGAAATTTTTGGTAAAGTCGCTACCCAAGATTGGATAGACGTAGGAGCGCAAGTTCCTACAAGACAGACTGATCCGATAGATAGTCTTTTTGGTGATGAAAAGACAGATAACCTTGTCGCATATTGGGAGTCAATAGCGAGTGAGTATCAGATACCTATGATGGCTCAGTTCCATGGTTTTGATACAGAATCACAGACAACTTTTAGAGTACCGATTGATACGCACAATATAGAGAAAGGTCTGATAAAAGTTAAGATAAATCAGTCTGAAAGACTCAGGGCGCTCATGAACAGAGGTGTTCAGGGCGATGATGCACTTTATGAGTACGTACTCAATGACGGTATCAGACTGGCTGACCAAGTTGTAACGAGAACAAAGGTTGCTAAGAATGAGCTTATGGCTACAGGTAAGGTGACAATCAAGGAAAATAATCTTGACCTTACTGTTGATTATGGTGTTCCTACAGAAAATACCGCCTACAATATTGACCTCGGTGTTAATGCTGATATCGAGTCACAGATACAGGCGATTATTGATGATGCAACCGAAAAAGGCGTCACAATCACAGGAATGCTTACTGCTAAGGAAAATCTTACAAAGATGCGTAAAAATGCAAATCTTCAGAAAAATATCAATGGTAATATTGGCGCAGGCGCACTTGTTAGACAGTCTGCACTTGAAAGTTATCTGAATGAAGAGTTTGGAATTAACACGATACTGACTAATGACCTTAATTATGGAGCATCAGCTACAATCAATGATGCTACCGGCAGACCTTCGATAAACCAGAAAAGATATTATCCGAAGAATAAAATCACATTCTTCGCATCAAATCCGAATGGTAGAGTAGGTTCAGGCCTGTGGGGTAATCCTCCAGAGGTTGACATGGGTCAGTTCTATCCTGTTGATGGCTCTAGTGTATCACCTTATGTATTCATTTCTCAAAAGATGGAATGGGATCCTGCTGTACTGTGGACGAAAGCAAGCGGTTTGTTTATGCCGGTGCTTTACAATCCCAACTCATTGTTTGTCGGTACAGTAGTGGAAGGAGCATAAGACTATGAAGGTTTTGTATAAGTTTGCTGACTTGAAAGATAAAGGACATATCTATGAGGTGGGTGATAGCTATCCGAGAGATGGCTATAAACCCACAAAAGAACGTGTGGAAGAGTTAAAGGGTTCAGACAATAAGATAGGTAGACCGCTTATTAAAGAAGAACCTGAGAAAACCGAGCCTAAAACTGAGGATGCGGAAACAAAGCCTACACGTTCATCAAAAAGGAAACAAGATAAGTAAATAGTTATACATCACTCTCTTCCTTTTTTGTTAAATACCTGTTACTTTCACATAAAAGGTAGCAGGTATTTTTTTATAAGGAGATAAAAAATGATTGATGAAATTTGTGCTGATATAAAAAACTATTTCGTTTATAAAGGCGATAAGGCTTTTGGCGATTTTGCTATAATAGATGGACAAATAGTACCTGCCATTGATATCCCTAGCGATTACATACGAATCGTGGGGAGCAGGAAAAATAATGGAGTTTTCAAGGTCAGTGAAATGAACTTAAAGGATGAGCCTACTTTTCATGGTGCTATTTGGTTCATGAATCCACCTGATGAATTTCTGGCTATCGTCGAAGAGATAAAAGCATGGCAGGCTAAAAATGGTGATATTGACAGTCCGGCTATGTCACCCTTTAACTCTGAAAGTTTTGGTGGATATTCATATTCTAAGGGTTATCCGGCAGTGGGTGGCGCAGGTAGCACAAGTGGTGCTGACTGGAGAAGCGTTTATGCTTCGAGGTTAAAGCCGTACAGGAGAATATTATTATGAGTTTACTGGAAGAAAATATGCAGGACTTTGTCATTATAAACAAAGCAATTATTAACGATGGATACGGTGGAACAATTACCACATGGACAGACGGTGCTACGATACAGGGAGCAATCACCTATAGTTCATCGAGTATGACGCAAATAGCACAAGCGTTAGGGTCTGCATCTGTTTATACAATAACTGTCAAAAAGGATATTGAGCTTGATTTTCATACCGTTTTAAGGCGTGTGGAAGATGGTAAGATATTCAGGGTTACTGCCAATTCTGATGATAACAAGACACCAAAAGGCGCAGGGCTTAACATGCGACAATATAGCTGTGAGGAATGGAGTTTGACAGATAATGAATAAATTACAAACATTACAAGCTTTCTGGAGCGGTTTTGGTATACCTGCTTTTGACGAAAATAGTGTTCCTGATGAAAAGGAACGCATTACCCTTTATGGTGCGGCTTTTCCATATATCACATATGATGTAACTGTGGATAGTTTTGGCTATTCTGTCGCACAGACTGCATCATTATGGTATAGGTCAACTTCATGGCAGGACATAACCGAAAAGGAAATGCAAATAGATGAGTTTATAGGGCGTGGGGGTAGGATGATAGCATATGATGGTGGTGCAATGTGGATAAAAAAGGCGAATCCATGGGCGCAACGCTTATCTGGCAATGATGATTCTATCCGCAGAATTGTTTTAAATTTAGAAATTCAATATATTGATTGAAAGGAGAAAAAGTAATGAAATACACACAGATACCAACTAATACGTTTAGTAACATGCAAATGAACGCAGGAATACTTGTTGACGAATTCGACCCTGCAACAGGAGAGGTCGGTAATATTATCGGAGCTACAACCGGGGGAATATCTTTCAGCGATAGCCCAGAATATTCCGACATGGGCGAAAATATTGACAATGCACCTAAGAATACAAAAGAATTGAAAAGATTAACAAGCCGAGATATTAAGTTATCAGGTACTTTTGTAACGATAGACTCAAACACTGCGAAAGACTTAATCGGTGCGGCTGACATTGATGCATTGGACACGACTCATATTATTCCGAGGGTTGATGTTCTCCAGACAGACTTCAAAAGCATGTGGTGGATAGGTGACTATTCTGATAAAAATACTGGTGCAAATGCAGGTCATATGGCTTTACACATGATGAATACTCTTTCCACTGCCGGGTTGCAAATACAATCAACGGATAAAGAGACGGGTGAATTTGCTTTTGAGTTTACGGCACATCCTACGTTGAGCAATCAGGATCTTGTTCCTTATGAAGTGTATATCAAGCATGGTGTCGAGGAAGTAACTCCTAATGTTCTTCTTGATAAGCACGCAGTATCAGTGACCGAGGGAAGCACAATTACTCTTAATGCAAGTACCATTCCTACAGGACAGACAGTTACATTCTCATCATCAAATACAAGCATTGTAACAGTAACAAGCGCAGGAGTAGTCGAGGGAGTTGCAGAGGGAAATGCAATTATTACGGCTACAATTACCGTGGATGGTGTGGACTATACCGATACCTGCACAGTTGTTGTAACAGCGTCATAAATTAAATATCGGTGGAGTAACTTATTCAGAATAGGTTACTCTACTTGATTTTAGGAAGGAAAACCGATGAAAAAATTAAGCGATTATACTGATGAAGAAGCAATAGAAATATGGGGCGATTTGTTACCAGTCATAGTAAAGATAATAAAGGATGGAAATATTAAAGAATCGTTCAAAAATGCTGACGGTACTATTGCTGATAAACTAACGATTGCAACAAATATTCTTAAAACAAATAAAACGGAAATTTGCGAACTCTTAAAGATTATTGACGATACGCCTATCAATGCAATGAACGTTTTAATTAGGACAATTTCGTTTCTGGATGAACTTCTTGAGAATGAAGAGGTAATGGATTTTTTAGGGCTATCGGAGCTAACCCACAAGTCAACGCAACCGACTTATGGTGGCTCTGTTATGGAGAATACCATGGACGACTTGAAATAAAACTTTTTTTCAAATATGTTCATGCAAGGTTTAATCAATGTGTCCGTGACGAACTATTCAAAGTATATGTATGTGATAGCTTACATCGAATTCCACAAGGTCAATACTTGACAATGCGATACATTGATTGCCTTACTCCAAAAAAACCACAGAAAAAGAAAACTGGTGCAGAAATTGTCATTGATGTTATGACAAAGGGAGGGTTAACATTTAAGAAGGAAAGGAGGGATAAGAATGAACGTATTTGAGGTTTTCGCAAAGCTTGACCTAGATTCGAGCGGTTACAAAAAAAAGCTAGAAAACGCAAAAAAACTGGCTGTTGGTTTTGGAAAGGCAAGTGCGGCGGTTTTGGGTGCAGGTGCGACTGCTGCCGGTGCATTAACGAAAAAGGCTGTTGATGCTTATAGCAATTTTGAACAATTAAAGGGTGGTGTTGAAACTCTTTTTGGCGCAGGAGGAAAATCATTAAAAGAATATACTGCTTCTTTTGATGGAACGGCTCAACAGGCAAAAGCATCTTATAATAAGCTTATGAAAGCACAAACAATCATGCTACAAAATGCAAATAACGCATATGCAACGGCAGGTATATCTGCAAATGAGTACATGGAGACAGTAACGTCTTTTTCAGCTTCACTGATACAATCACTTGGCGGTGATACCCAAAAGGCGGCAAAGTATGCAGATATGGCACTTGTGGATATGTCGGATAAAATGTCAGTCCGAGTAAAACGCATTGAACTTTACCAGAGGTGTGCGTAGTAAATACGTGCTAACGGTGAAAGCCCTAACGGATAAAGCCGAGGGTAATACCGTGCTAAGCCTTGTATATCAAGGAAAGTGTAACGACTATTCCGTAAGGAAGTAGAGCTGCTATTGGTACGTGGTTCGAAGTGGTGCGATTGACTTAAATACAAATTTGTAGTATAATACTACTATATAAAAGTGGAGGTATTATACTATGTGGGTAGATATAAAAGGATTTGAGGATACATACAAAATATCTGATTTTGGAGAGGTCTTCAGTAAAGATAGAATGTGTGTTGATTCATTGGGGCGCAAAAGATTTCGGAAGGGTCAAAAGATAAATCCTGATATTGCGCCAAATGGTTATTACCGGGTTACATTTGCAAAGAATGGTAAAAAGGTACAAAAATATTTGCATAGATTGCTTGCAGAATATTTTATACCTAACCCATTAAATCTACCACATGTTAACCATAAGGATGGAAACAAGCTAAATTGTGCGCTAGATAATCTTGAGTGGGTAACAGCGCAGGAAAATACGATTCACGCCTATAAACATGGATTGATAAATCACGTTTGTGGGAAAAATCATCCTAATTATGGTAAATTTGGTGGTGAAAGCAAGAGAGCGAAAGCTGTAAAAGGAACAAATGTAACAACTGGTGAAGTGCGAACATATACATCAATTATAGAAACAAAAGCAGATGGATTTTTACCGTCAGAAGTTTCAAGAAGTGTAAAATATGGTAGCATACATCACGGATTTGTATTTGAGTCAATATGAGATAGTCTACTCCCCTAATAAATATCGGGAAACCGAGGGTATTTAAGGAACGCTAATAAGATGGGTACAGACATGGAGTCAATACAAAATGCCTATCAGGGTTTTGCTAAGCAAAATTATTCAATGCTGGACAACTTAAAGCTCGGCTACGGCGGAACGGGCAAAGAGATGTATAGGCTATTACAGGACGCGGCTAAGCTTGATGCAAAGTTTGCCGAAACTGCACAATTTAGCATGGATGAAAAAGGTCACTTGGAAGCAGGCTATGCCGATATCGTTCAAGCAATCCATATTGTACAAAAACAAATGGGAATCACAGGTACAACTTCAGAAGAAGCTGCAAGAACTATCGAAGGTTCAACAAAAATGATGCAGGCATCATGGCAAAATCTTATAACAGGACTGGCAAATCCTGATGCTGATTTGAATGGCTTGATTGACCAACTTGTTGCCAGTGTAGAAGGTGTTTGGACAAACATCAGCCCTGTTATTAGTAAAGCTTTAAGTGGTATCGGAACACTTGTTAGTAATCTGCTACCTAAGATAGTACAGACAATTTTGCCGGAAGTGCAAAACAGTTTACCATTGTTTATTTCCGCAATCCAAAATGTTATTGCTTCTATCGGAGATGCCTTGCCGGGCTTGACTGATATTATTATTTCTTATATTCCGACACTTTTGGAAACCGTTTTGACACTTTCAAAAGATATAGGAAAAGCCTTATTCGACAGTTTACCGACGCTCATTGACACAGCTTTTCAGGTCATTGATATACTTGTTAATACTATAATCAATAGCCTAATGAGTATGGGTAATGTGGAGTTTTGGAACGCAATTATGACAGTCTTAACCACACTTACTACTAAGCTTCAGGAGCTTTTACCTACGCTCATTCCAAATATCGTATCAGCATTATTGTTTTTCGTTCAGGCAATTCTTGACAACCTATCTATGTTTATTGATGCGGCTATTGCTATTATAATGGCACTGTCACAAGGCTTAATAAATGCCATGCCGATACTTATAGATCAGTTGCCGATTATTATAGAAAAGATAATATTAGCGTTGACGGAAAACGCTCCAAAATTGGTACTTGCTGCCGATTCGATAATAATCGCCCTTGCCGGTGGGCTAATAAAAAGTATGCCGAAGCTCATCCAGGCAGTTCCTCAGATTGTGGGAGCATTGTTACAAGGATTCGCCACATATGGCGCAGGAATGATACAAGCTGGCGTTATGATAGTAAACAAAATAAAAGAAGGGCTGAGTCAGTTTAATCCGATCGAGTGGGCGAAAGACATGGTGCAAGGTTTTATTGATGGTATCACACAAAAATTAAGTGGTTTAGGAAAAGGGGCGAAAATACTTGCAAGTACCATAAGTAAGTATATCCATTTCTCTGAGCCTGATGTGGGACCGTTATCAGATTTTCATACCTATGCACCAGATATGATTGATTTATTTGTTAAAGGTATGAAAGATAATACAGGAAAACTGTTGAATCAGGTAGAAGATACTTTTGATTTCGGTAATATGATTGGGGAGGTATCTCCAAACAGTTTTTCAATAAGCAGTAGTAATATTAAGGAAAAGGACTCAACGTATGCTTTGTTACAACAGTATCTGCCACAACTTGCAAACTTGCAAATTGCACTTGATGGCAATAAGTTGGTAGGCGGTACAGTTAACAGGATGGATAAGAGCATGGGTAACTTGAGTGCTTATGCAAAAAGAGGGTTAATCGTATGAACCATGTAGAGTTTAATGGAATAAATTGTCAATCTTTAGGATGGTATTGTAAGACTAAGGAAATATCAAAACCGGAAATAAAGACAAATTTTGTTGAGATACCGGGCAGAAATGGTTCTTTAGATTTAACAGAGATATATGGAAACATTCCACTGGGTGACAGGAGTGTTTCCATCACTCTCATTGCTATTGATTTTGACAATGCACAAGAGAGATTGCAAGAATTGGCTAATTATATCCATGGGAAAAGAGTCGTACTAACTGAATATGAAGGTAATAAAAAAGATTCGTATTTGAGTTATTCGGCACGACTTGAAATAAAAAGTCATGGCTATGATGGGGTGGCCTATACTGTAGACATCGAAGGTGTTGCTGAACCTAGTGCATATTATTGCAGGCAAGTATTAAAAAAGGCTGATGCACCTTACAACATAAGTGTTCCGTTTGTCTTAAACTATGCAAAAGATGTAAAATTAAGGATAGATATTGATGGCACGCAAACAGGTATCCGCATGAACATAAATGGTAACACAACCGCAAGGGATTTGAACGACGGCGAGCTTTATTCATTAAGTGATGATACTTATGTGGGGCAGGATTTAGTTGTTGGTACAAATACTATTTATTACACAGGAAAACCTGATGGTTTATTAGTACCCAAAATAACCATTAGCGAGGGAGTAACAGTCACGAGGTAAATTTTATGCTTTTTCAAAGAATTTTAATAAACAATAATATTGTTTATGATACAGGATTATCTAATAACTTATATAAAGATATTGTATTAAAAAGAGGAATGGGCGCTATTGCATCTTTGACGTTTACCGTTGAGCCGGGTGGAGTAGTGCCTAACGCTTTATCTGACACTATTGAAGTGATTGTAGGCACACAAGATAATGGAGTAATCACTCAGAAATCTGTTTTTTTAGGATATGCGTTTTCTTTTGATAAAAATATAAATAATGAAGTTACGATAGTTTGTGAAGATGTTTCTGCCATGCTTAATGATGTAATCTTTTCTGAACTGAAATTAAGAAAAGATTACACAAATGAATCAAAGACAACAGCTTATACTGAGGGTACATACCGGGTGGATAGGTCTATTGTTATATGCTATCCTACGTTGGCGGAACAGCTTGCAAGCATACAGGCAATGATTAACTCTCAGACAAATAAATCGTTTACTTTAGAAGTAAGGGGTGCTAATGCAAACACAAGAAAACGTGCAAAACTAGATTTTGAGCGTGGAACAGGACTGGAGCTTTTGCAAGCTATTGCAACAAACAAAAATATGAATTTATTGTTTGAAGGAACAACTATTGCCTTTGTTCCTAATAACTACACGAAAGGTCAGGCAACACAGACAATCAGATTTGGTGAAAACTTAATGGATTTGACTCAAAACATAGATGCTTCACCGATTGCAACTTGTATCGTGCCATATGGTTCATATTGGAAAGATAGCGATTATGCACAGGCGGGGCTTGTAGGCGAAGATTGGCATCGTATTGATTTGTCTGATTTATACGGAGAAAGTGGCTATAATGTTATTCGTATAGCATATCCGTTAACCTCTGGAAATGCCTACAGGTATGCTATTAGTGACAGTGGCAAAGAAACTACTTACGGCAGAAGAATTATTACAAAAACATTTGACGGAGTCACTAACTATAATGACTTGTATACCGCTGCATTAAGTTACCTAAACTCTCTAAACGGCAATAGGACTGTGGAAATCAACGCCCTTGATTTAAGTGGAACAGGTGATTTTGAACCGTATAAAACTGTGGATGTTAGCGCAGTACCACAAGGAATTGTCATTGACGATTTGCGTATCGTTGAAAGTGAAATGCACCTTGGTGAACCTGAGAAAGATACCGTTACGATAGGAGTGAATGGTTCGACAGTAACTAATAGCTTGAATCAAGTATCCGAGCAGATGGCTACAAGCATAACCAATGTTGTACGTCAAAATATCATTGAACAGCGAGAAGGCAGAGAATCGGTTACAATCCCGGAAGAGGTCATTGAAGGTTTTTTTAATCCAGATGATGAAATTATCTATGGTAATTTTGAGGGCAGTGCAGATGGAGCGACAAAAAGATTTACAAACCCTGTTCCTCAACAGTTTGATGTTGTTTATATTGGCAATATTCCATCATATTATAAAGATTTTACAAGTTGGTGGAGTGGTGGTATATATAAGGGTACTTTGAGAAAGGGTGGGCTGTTTCAAAGTTTTTCTTATAAATTTTCTGACACACGAGAAGAAACCGACGAAGGATGGAATGGATATAGGGTCGAGTGCCAGGATGATTCAGGTAATCTGTTTACTGTTGTCGCATATAAAATTTATACAACAATAAACATAACATATGGATTTGAAAACATTCAAGACGGTCAATGGGCTACCGTTGTTTATAAAGACACAATAAATCCTCAGTATCACAACATAGGTGCTATCCCTATGTTTATCAAACCAACAACAGGAGAGCTTAACGACATATATGAGAGGGATAATATAGGCACGACTAAGGTAGATGTAAAGCACACTTGTCTTGTACGTACTGGGTCATATTACGATGAAGAAACACAGACTTGGAAGTATCTTTATGAATGGAAAGATTATAACGGCAGAGAATCAGGAACAAAGATTACGGCATCAAGAGATGAGGGTGATACCTTTACTTTTATTTATGCAAATTCTGAAAAAGTCAACTATGACTATGTAAATTATGCCGAACAGGGGCTTAATGTTGTTAACAAGGACGGCATAGTATTTTCCAATAGATATTGGACTCATGATTATAGAGGGTTAAAGGTTGCTGATGTGGCAACTCCTAACAGTTGGGGGCGCAAGCCGGCGGAAGCTTTAGATTTATCAGATAGAGCAAGAGGATTGTATTTATTCAATGGTGAAAAGTTTGTTATGCAATCAGGTGGAATAAATACTGACGCTTTATCAACATTTATTTCAAAAAGAATCCCTAAAAATGTCGGTGCGTTTTCCAACGATGCAGGATATATCACACGTTTTTCCCAGAAATTAGAATATTACTACACTAAAGCGCAAGTGCTTGAACTTATTGAAACCGCAAGAAAAAACGGTTTTAGGTCGGCAGATGTTTTACCTACGGCATCGGAGGATACTACTGGATATATATATTTAATTCCAAATGGGCAACAGGGAGAAAATATAAAAGATGAATTTATAACAATTCAAACTGGTGAAAATACATATGCATGGGAACCAATAGGCTCAACAACTGTTGATTTAACAGGTCTTGTAAAAACTATCCAATTAAATGGTATTACGTATGAAGTACAGGAAAACACTAACAATATTATTTTGCCAGAAATACCGACAGAATACATAACTCGCTCACAAGTTATTGAAATGTTTAATGCTTCCACTAATTGACCGTATAGGCGTTAGATTGAACGTATTAAACGGAGAGGAGATAAACGCATGAGTACGCAGGAAATTTTTGAGAAATTGAATGTGCTTTATGGAACGCTTTATTTCACAGAATACAAAGACTTTAATTATTTCGATGAATTTGAGAGAGAAAAACGATGTAACGTGCAAGAGCTTTTTGATGAAATAAAAATAAAACTTATGGAACTGGAGAGGTATACAAAATGAGTTATATTGACACGGCTGAACAAAACTTAGATGTAATAATTGGTTAAAAAGGAGTGTGTTTTATGTATGCTAATGAAGAAACCGTTCAGGCAATTATTGACGAAACGCTTTTAAGAATACCTGATAAAGACGAACACAAGCAGTTTTGGAAAAATACTTGTATTGACATAACAAATTTTGAAGACAAGTCCATTGAAAATTTAGAACCGGGAGCATATATCCATTATGGAGCATTGGACAGTGTTTATGATTTATTCCCAACGGAATCATTTAATGTAAAAAGAAATCCTGAAACTGTGGCAATTTTAACATCGTGTGAGATGTTTGTCCTTGAAATTGATAGACGGTATAAACAGTTAAGGTATCAGCTTTCTGGTGGTGGTTATGTAGAATTTACAGACTTCGCAGGAAAAATATTTGTTTATAATGCAACTGATATTGATGGTAACACTGGTAACTTTTCAAAACAATTTGATTTGTTATGGCGGAGTAGTTGGAGTAGCGATGGCGAAGGTGTATCTGGCGTAAAAACTACTATCCCTTGGTATAATCAGAATGTGTTTTTTCAGGAATATGTTAATAATGAATATGTTTCAACGCTTTTTGGATATGATTCTATCGTGCATAAAAAAGGTTCGTCTGAGTATGTATATTCCTTCCCAGAAAAAACCGGAACGATAGCATTATTGGAAGACATACCTACTAAGTTGAGTGATTTATCTAATGATAGCGGTTATATCACGATAAATTCAGTAGGTAATGGCACGTTGACCATTCAGAAAAACGGCACAACCGTTCAAACTTTCTCAGCTAATCAGAGTAGTAACAGTACGGCTAATATAACTGTACCTACTAAGTTAAGCGACTTGACGAACGATACGGGATATATTACAATAGGCTCAGTAGGTAATGGCACGTTGACTATCACACAAAATGGAACAAATAAAGGCACTTTTTCAGCTAATCAGAGTGGGAACAGTACAGTTGATATAGCTGTACCTACTAAAGTAAGCGAGCTAACAAACGATAGTGGATATACGACAAATATTGGAACAGTAACTCAGGTAAAAGTTGGAAGTACCGCTTATAATCCATCATCAGGAGTGGTAAGTCTTCCCGCCTATCCTACTACATTACCTGCAAGCGATGTATATTCATGGGCTAAGGCAAGCACAAAGCCGAGTTATAGTTATTCGG